CAGTACCAAGAGGGCACAGCGCGCAACCGCGCAATGTCCCTGGCAACTGTTAGCCGCAGCCGTGACCTGCTCGCCAGCGTCATTGCTTGCATGCCTTTGCAAATGTACAACGAGGTTTTTAACGACTCGACAGGCGAAATGGAACAAGTTGACATTGCGCCGAGGTCATGGCTGCGCCAGCCTGACCCGACCGTTACCTACAACTTCTTAATGGCTTGGACTCTTGACGATCTGCTTTTCTACGGCAGGGCATTCTGGTATATCAGCTCACGCACAACCGACGGTTTCCCTGCATCGTTTACGCGCATACCTGCCGGCAGTATCACCACCCCCGATCAGACCGACGGCCCAGTATTCTTTGGCATCAGCAAAGAGGTTTACTTTGCCGGCCAACAAATACCCACAGAAGATCTAGTGCAATTCTTGTCACCCATTCAAGGCATCATTTACAGCAGCCAGCAGACCATTGCCACCGCGTTAAAGGTCGAAGAATCACGGTACAACATGGCCCGGACGTCCTTACCGTCGGGAATCCTTAAACAAACTGGCGGCGAACCTTTAAGCGCAACGGAATTAGCCGATATCGGGGCCGCGTTTAACCAGGCGCGCATGACCTCCCAAACGGCAGTGCTTAACGAGTTTTTGACGTATGAGCCAAGCAATGCGACACCTGACAAAATGCTGATGATAGAAAGCGCACAGTACAGCGCGCTTGACTTGTCGCGCCTTTGCGGAATCCCGCCCTACCTTGTCGGCGTCGCTACTGGTTCATACGCTTACACCAGCTCAGAGCAATCACGCGCTGACCTGTACATTTTCGGCGTGAAACCATACGCCGAGTGCATTGCCGCAACCCTCAGCCAAAACAACGTTTTGCCTCGCGGCACATACGTTAAATTCAACGCCAAAAATTACCTAGAAGAGAACTACATCGCTGACGCAATGACGCCAGACGATGAAAATACCCAGGAGGAATTAGCATGATTAGAGTAACCGCAAGCACTTTTACCGTTGACGCAGCCGCAGCTGACGGCACCAAAGCGCGCACCATTACTGGCATTGCTGTGCCGTACAACGTCACCGCAAACGCTAGTGGTACGGAAGTTATGTTTCTGCGCGGCAGCCTCCCAGTCGAGGGCAAAGCCCCCAAGCTCTACATGCAACACGACGCCAGCCAAGCAATCGGTCTTGTCACCGAGCGCGACGATGACGAGGAAAACATGTATTTTTCGGCCAAGGTCAGTGCAACTGCGTTAGGGGATGAGGCTCTGATCTTGGCTGGAGATGGCGTACTAGACAGCGTGTCTGTAGGCGTAAACCCGACGAGGTTTAGCTACAACGAGGCAGGCGTCATGGTTGTAGAGGCTGCAGACTGGTTAGAGCTGTCGCTAGTGCCTCAGCCGGCATTTGCGGGGGCGACCATCAGCGAAGTTAATGCCAGTATTCACACAAACCCAGAAAATTTGTGCAATACTGAATCAGAAGACCCGACAACGGAAACAGAACTACCGGAGGAACCCGAAGTGTCAGAACAAGCCGCACCTGAAGTCATCGAGGCATCAGCACCAATTTTTGCAACAGCAAAACGTCAATTTGACTTGCCTACACCTGGCGAATATCTCGCAGCCATGCACATTGGCGGCACCACTTTTGAGAACGTTTCTGCTGCAGCTCGCAACTACATGCTGAGCAAGCAGTCAGCATTCGAGTTTGCTGCTGGCGATGTTTTGACCACAGACACCCCAGGCCTCCTGCCTGTGCCAGTGCTCGGCCCTGTGTTCGCAAACCTGAACCAAGCCATTAGGCCTGTCGTTTCAGCTGTGGGCGCTCGCGCTTATCCGGATGGCGGCACACAAAAAACCTTCATCCGCCCGACCTGGACTACGCATACTTCAGTAGCCACACAGTCAACTGAACTTAGCGGCGTATCGGCAACTACTCCCGTGATTGCCTCGAACGTAATTTCTAAAACTACGCTCTCTGGGCAAGTCACCTTGTCCGTTCAGGATGTTGATTTTTCGTCGCCGGGCTCAATGGACATCATCATTAACGACCTCATGGGCCAGTACATGTTGGCCAGCGACAACCTCGCAGCTGACGGCTTAGTAGCCGGCGCGACTGCGTCAGGCGCAACATGGACAGTCACAGCAAACGACCCCAGCAGCCTTATCAGCGCTATCTATACTGCTGCATATAACATTTTGCTTAACACAAACTTTTTGCCAGACCACATTTTTGTTGCACCTGGCGTATGGCAAGCATTGGGCGCCCAGCTCGACGCAGACAAACGCCCAGTGTTCCCATACGTCGGCGCTGCTGGTTTAATGGGCGTAAACGGCATAGGCTCTGCAAACGTCACTGTGGCAAACACGTTTAACCCATTTGGCTTGAACCTTGTTGCAGACCGCAACTTTGCAGCCGGAACAATGGTTGTAGCTCGCGGCGCTGCTATCGAATTTTATGAAAGCATCAGAGGCCTTCTCACGCGTGACGAGCCTGCAACATTGGGCAAGGTCATGTCGTATCATGGCTATGCAAGCCTTTTCGTTGCTGACGCTCAGCAAGTACAAAAAATTGCACTCGCCTAAATAGAAAGGCGGCGCAGCTGTGGCTGTCTACAAAACACAAGGCAAACAACTGCTGGATAACTACGCAGTTGTACAAACGCTGGAACCTACAGAAATTGTTGTAGGTCAGCAGGTAACTATTGGCAGCCTTGGCGCGCCATTTAACGGCACGTTTACTGTGCTCGACATACCGCTGTACGAGTACATCGGCGTTGACGGCGAGTCAGGCGCGCTCATGTTCAATGCGAACGTGCCCAGAGAAAACCAAGTGTTGTTCGCTTGCACTGGCGCGGACGTGCCTTACACAGTCATTTATACCGGCACCGTCACTTACACCCAGAGCTGCACTTGGGTATCAATCGCACAACTGGAAACGTATCTGGGCGTAGACATAGCAGACCCGTCAGACGATTACACACTGCTTACGCAGGCCCGCAATGCCGGCAACGATTTTGCCTATCGTCGCAGGCAAGAGTCAGGCTATGCAGACAGTTTGACCACTTCGCCTGGGCACGACGTTACTTTGGGTACTCTGATGTATTGCGCAGCGTTGTGGCGTAGTCGAGGCAGTACGCAAGACACCTTTGCAACCTTTGACGGCATGGGCCAAGCAAACGTAAATGCCATGACCCCAGTAATTAAGCAGCTGCTAGGCATCGACCGCCCACAGGTCGCCTAATGGCTTACACAGACCTGTTTAACGAGGCAATCGCTGACGTCACAGCCACACTGCAAGCCGTTACAGGCCTGCGCGTTGTAAATGACGCCACAAAAATAGTGCCTAACTGTGTGTTTCTTGACGCGCCAAGTTTTGAGACCATCGCCGGCAAAGGCAACATTGTGCGCATGACATTTCAGGTCAAGGTCATTGGCACAGGGCCAGCAGGCCTGCCGGTACTGCAGAAACTGTTGAGTATTGCGGCCAGCGTGCTTGCAAGCCCAATTATTGTCATGTCAGGCCAGCCAGGTGCAGTCGAAATGGGCGGGGCGACCTACCCGTGTTACAACTTGCAAATGGCTTTACAAGCACAGACAGCATAAAAGTGCTACCCTCTATTCATATCGAAGTGTTACCACGGGAGACAAAATGGCAACTTCAACATATCTAACTAACCCGACAGTGAACCTTGCGCCCACAACTGGCGGCACAGCTGTGGATCTGACCGATCAGTGCCGCAGCGCCACCATTACGCTTGGCGTGGACAGTTTAGAGTCAACTGCTTTTGGCGATACAGGCCATCGTTTTGTGCCTGGCTTGCAGACCGTAGAAGTAGAGCTAGAAATGTACCTGTCTTACGGCACTGGAGAAGTCGAGGCAACCTTGTTTGCAAACCTTGGCACCGGCACAACACAACTTGTTATTAGCCCATCTGGAACTACAGAGAGCGCAAGCAACCCTGAGTACACGATCATTAACATGCAGCTTGTCAACTTTACGCCCATTGCTGGCGCTGTAGGCGAACTCAGCATGGTTACCGCGTCGTTTGTAGGCGGAACCTACGCGCGCGACATTACAAGCCCATAACTAACCCGACGCAAGGCGGCAGACATGCAAATAACATTGAAACTCGATACGGGCGACGGCCCGCACCAGGTCACAACAAACCTTTGGTGCGCTGTGCAATGGGAACGTAAATATAAGCGCAAAATGTCAGACCTGGCGCAAGGCATCGGCGCCGAGGATTTGGCTTACCTTGCGTGGGAGGCCAGCAAAGTACACGGCATCACAGTGCCAGTTGTCTTTGATGATTTCATTAAAAAACTTGTAGTAATGCCCGAAGTTGTAGAGCAGGAAGACTCAAACCCTACACAAGCGGCCACAGACTAGCTCTTTGTCATTTATTGATAGAGACTGGCTTTTGGCCGCCAAACATAGAGTTTCTCACGTCTGACCTGAACACTTGCATTAGTATTATTAACAAAGCAAGGCAGAAACGATGACAGCGACAATTAACACAGAACTTGTGGGTATTCGAGAGGCTGTGGCATCGCTGAACAAAATTGAGCCTGGGCTACGCAAACAGTTTGCTGCAGAACTCAATCAGATAGCCGCGCCGGCAATACAGGCCGCCCAGCAGCGTTACTCGTCTTTGGGTGTGCCGTTGTCTGGCATGTCTAGGCCGTGGTCTAGCAATGGCCGTAAATTGTTCCCATACGACCCTGCAAAGGCGTCTAAGGGCGTCAAAGTCAAATTGGACACAAGGCGCAATAACAATGGCGT